AAGCATATAACCACCAAGTCCAGTTGCACCAGCAGCAGCTAACAATGCCATAATACGCTTGTTAATTGCTGCTTTAGAAGCAGGGGTTTTTGGTCCTGTAATACGTTTTGGTGCAGTACGTGTAGCAGGTTTTATAGTGTTACCTACTTTAGTACCACCGCCTGTTACCGCACGTGAGCCAGTAACAGGAACCAATGCAGTACTAGGTTTTTTAGTCATAGCTGTAGAAGGCGCAGGAACTACCGCTGTAGATTTTTTACGACCTGTAGTGCGACTAACTTTTGGTTTAGCTTTTAATGTAGGACGTGTAGCTTTAATAGGTGGTGTAGTTTTTTTAACAGTTGCACGACCCTTACCTGCAGTAGGAACACCCTCACCAATCTTACGGCCCGGCTGACGTGAACCTGCACCTGCAATAGGTTCAAACTTACGCGCACCCTTTAAAGAACGGCGACCTGCTCTAACAGAAGGTGTCTTTGATTTAACACCTCCAATTCCAAGACGTTTTAAAATTTCTGTTAATGTTTTTATTTTAGCCATTGTCTTAGCCTTTCTTTGTCATAGCCTTGCCATAACCACGTAGTGCTGCACCGCAACCTACACGTTTACCAGATTTCATCATCTGTTGTTTTGGCATTATAATGTCCATTTGCTTTTCAAGCATAGACTTTGGTTTCTTTTTAGGTGCAGGTTTTGTATAAGGCATATTTTTAGTACCTACTTTTTTACCTTCTTTACGGCGAACACCTGTCTTAGGGTCACGCTTAGTAAGGCCAAGCAAATCTGCAATCTCTGATTTAGATAGGCCAAGTTCCTTTACCATTTTTTCAAAATCTGTTTTACCGCCCTTTACGGTTTTACCAGATGCCATTTTCTTTTTGTACATTGTACTTTTTCCTTTCGTACTCTTAGGACTCCCGCCCTTTTGCATTGTTAGTTTAATTCCAAGTTCAGCTAAATCTACCATGTCCATTAAGTTAGCAGGACTAAGTCCATAACCGATACCTATTTTTTTAAGCGTATCTTTTACTTTTTTTGTATCATATGTTTTAGTTTTATATGTCTTACCAGCCATTACTTCATAGCCTTTCCAAATCCACGCAAAGCTTTACCACAACCACGAGGTGAACTTACCTTACCACCTTTTTTAAATTGTTTATTTTTAACAGTTTCGTTTTGTTTGTACAACTCATTTAATTTTTGAACAGAAGGATTAGAAGAAAACTTTTCTTTATAAGTTTTTAAGTTCATTCCTTGTTGTTTAGCTTCTTGTCTAACTTTATCTTGTTGACGAGTTAATGCTTTAACTGTTGCTGTACGATGATGCCTAGATTTAGCTGCGCTTTCTGCAGGTGTTTTAGGATTTTTCTTTAATTTACTTGCTTCTTTTTTAGCTAAGTTTTTTGAAGCTAATTTTCTTGACGCATCTAAAGCTTTAAGTATTTTTGTAACAGACATTATTTCATAGCCTTTCCAAATCCACGAAGGGCTGCACCACATCCACGTACACGTCCACCCTTTTTATATTTACGTCCTTGTCCACTTGGCTTTGACATACCGGGACGTTTTTTCTGCGCTTCTTTAAGTTTGCTTAGAGAAGAAGGATAGCCCTGACGTGAAAGCTTACGTACAGTAGAAGCAATGTTCTGTTGCTTTGGTAATTTAGGAATACCTTCTCCTTGACCAAGAACCTCAGAGATTTGTTTGCTTGTAAGCTTTGGTGTAATATTCTTCTGGATAAAATCCATTCTTTCGCCCGGAGACATTTCTTTAAACGCCTCACGCAAGTCTTTACGTGTAGCAAACTCTGTTCCTGCATCTTTAGAAATTAATGGAGCATCTGCACCTTCATACATATATTTCTTAGGATTTTTAATAATCTTATTGATATCGCCTTTTTCAACCAAACGTCTACCTTCGGCAGTAAGAGTTTGTTTACGAGTACCTGTTGCAGTGCCGCCTTTACCTGTTGCACGTGCTTCACGAATTACACGAGCCATCAATGAACGGCGTTCTTTCTTTTCATCTGGGGAAAGTCCTGAAGTATCTACCTTACCTTTTTCACGCTTTAGCTTTTGACCAAGAGTAAGTTTAGGTTTGGCTGCTTCTGTTTTAAGAAGCTTCTGACCACGATGTTGTGGACCACGAGTACCAGCAAGCTTTGCACGTGACTCTCTAGCTTTTAAATTTTTAGCTGCACGTTGCGCTGCGGTCTTACGTCCACGTTTACGGCCTTTAGGTTTTGCTTTTACAGCACCCTCTACAACTTTACTTATGCCTTTAATGATTTGTTTTTTCATTAGTTACTCCCCGGAATGACTGGATTGTCTGCACCTGCAGGACTTGTTGCAGTTTCCATATCGTCCCTTCTAGTGCGTCTTGCTTGGTTACGAAGTGATTCAACTGATTGCTGATAGCGTTGTTCAAACAGTTGACTGGTTTGATAGTCTTTCATAAAGACCAATGCTTCTACCATAGAAGCATTAAACAAAGCATCATAACAATAATCACTAAAATAATTATTTTGTGTTGCTGATGTCAATGGTGTAGGCTGCGCTACATATACAATACTAGCACTAACAGTTTGTGCAGGTGTAGGTGCTAAAAGAATTTTTGTATTATCTACTCTTGCATAATAATTTACAATATCATTTGTACTTGCACTTACAGGCCAGTAGTCACGAATAAACTCATCTGTTCTTTGAAGAACTTGAAATGTTTCTCCACCTAAATTATAATTAATATTTTTAATTGTACGTGTACCTACTGGTAAAGTAAAACTATTATCATTAATATTAAAGGTAACAGCGGTGGTTTGCACTAGACCATAGTCATCTAGTACACGTGTCAGACGTTCCTCTGCTCTACCTACAATTTTAGGGATATAGTTTAAAAACTCAGTGCCATCATTTTCTGTGGCAGCAATTAAGTCTTCAACCAAATAAGTATAATTAGCCATAATAGATTGCTACCGTTGCTGTTGATGTAGGAGCAGAAACTTTTACTGGTCCTACTACACGGATACCAAAATCAGGAATATAAATATCACTTGCATCTACTGCCGCAGTACCAACAAATTTAATATTGCTTCCACGCACATTTCCATAAGCATCTGTTTCATTTCCTGTAATTAAAAAAGTTCCTACACCAGAGTAAGTCACTCCTTTAATACGAGTATCTGCAACCGTAGTATTTGTGGTTGTATCCAATACAGCACCGCTGCCTGTTACAAACCCTTGACGAATATTTGTAGCCATTGTAACCTCATGTTGTTAATTAGTTAGTTATTAGTTTTTTTGACTATTCCTATTATACATAAAAAAAGAGGAATACGAAATAGTATCCCTCTTCTTTTTTTAAGTTTTTAGATTTTTATTCTTTTAGCCATCTGAACCAAAGAATGAACGCCAGTCAGACCAACCGAATGAATAACGCTCACGTGCCTTGAACCGGAGGTTACCAGTGTCAAAATCAGGCTCCATTTTAGTTTGGAGGCCAGCACGTACAAACATCTTCGCACCGTTTGGACAATCGGTTTTTAGGAACCAAGCGTCAGTATCTGTAAAGCGGCGGTTCACGTAGAAGCCACCCGGTACAAGACCCTGATTACGGATTGAGTTGATGTTGTTTACATTGGTTGCACCATTGGCAGCAGTAGTTGGGTTTACCCCAATTGTTGTTGACATTGTGCTGTTCAGAATCTGGTCAGCAGTAAATGCGAGGTCTGAAGGAATATGCAAAGACTTAGCTTGCAGACCAATCAGAATACCACGGTCATCTTTTGCTTTTGAGATTGAAATCAATGCAGACTCAAGTGAAGCTTCTGACAAGTCAGTAGCACCAATGTAGTTTGACTGATTACCAGCACCAATGGTTGGGTGTGATGCAGAGAACAATGGAACACCATCGCCACCTACATATGTAGCATTAAAGCCGTTGTTGAACACGTCTGCAGCTTTAACCTGCTTGGTGTTCGCCATTGCACGTGCAAGACCACGCGCACGAAGCTTTGCAAATGTGTCATAGAGGTTGTCTTCCATTGCCTCTTCTGTCACTGCAAATGCAAGTGCGATAGTTTCATGTGTGTAACGTGCTGTGTAGCTTTCTTGTGCATCGTCATAGGATACAGCGGCACCTTCACCTTTAGTAGGTGCAGTACCAAATCCTGTGAACAATACTTCTTCTTCAAACGCACGGTCTGAATTTTCTGTTTCAAACAGAGGTGCGTGTTCGTCACTAACTTCTCCATACTCCATACCGAAAACGGCATTAAGACCGGGGAGAAGCTCTTTTGCAATACTTGCTCTATTAATAGCCATGATTTAATCTCCCTTATTAACCTAGTAGGTAAGCTGTGATTGTTGCTGGTGCAGTAACGGCAGCAGTCAAGAAGTTATCTGTATGCTGAATGAGTTGTACATTCAACTTTAGATAAGCATTCTCAGCAGCATTAGCTACATCATTGCCCGGTTCATCTACTGAATCCAAAGGACGACACATTGCGATACCTGTGGTGCGAGTAGCAGCGGCAATACCATGACCAGAAATACCTGTAAAGGTAGAACCTGAACCAAGGGTTACAGCAAAGTTTAGAGAACCATGAAGGTCACCTGCGGTTACAGACGCATCGGCCTGTACTTCAAATACTGCACGTGAGTCATCAGCAATCATAGCTTTCGCATTTGTTGCGGATGTACCTGAAGGCCAGTATTTGCTCCATTTTTGTTCACCATTTGCAACATACTGACAGCCCATGAATACACCTTGGGCTATTTCTGTTACAGTGGTTATAGCTTCCACATTCCCTGCATTAATACGGACAAGGTCGCCTGTAAAAATATTAGCAGCGTAGCCTGAAGCAATTGGGTACTCATTAGTGCCTTGATTGTTCGGATTACTACCACGTTTACGAGAAGGTCGGAAGCCGTTCAACGCTTTAGTTGAAGTCATATTATTTCTCCCATTTTAAAATTGCACTTACCAAATTATTTAATCCTGAAATTTAGGAGTACGTCCTTTGGTAACACTAGATTTACTTGTATTACGAATTGGCATACGAGAATCATTTTGACCCATAAGCTGTTGATTAACTGCATCAACCATCTCATGGCTTTTATTCTCATAGTACCGTTGACGACTTTGCGCTTTAGCCAGTGGCATTTTCGCTAGGGCCAAGTCTCCACGACAGACTGCTCCCATGTATCGTCCTTCTTCCCTCACGAAGGAAGTGTGTTGCATCTCAGGAACTTCATCTACGGATACAAACTGCCAGCCTTCTTGGACTTTTTTGCCAACATTTTTGTAATCGTCTTGCCCACGAAGATTAATACGAATCCAACGTAAGGCCAAGCCCTCGTTAGCAAAACGGATTCTAGTTTCGTCTGGAATATCAAGCATATTAGGCTCACGATATTCTTCAAACTGTTCCCTTGTATTGAGTTCACGAGACTCTACACTACGTGATGTTGTGGTATTACGTGCCATTTTAATTTCCTCCACGCTATTAACTGTAAACTGTAGTATATTCACCATCAGCTT